CTCGTTGTGCAGTTGGCAGCGCCATGCGCCTGCCTCAACAGGCGAGGCGTGGCAGCACGTCCTGCAATTCACGTCGGCCACCCGCTGCTCATGGCACAAGCTGAAAAACTGACAGCCCTTGCACTGCCAGTGCGCCGGGTCTTCGCTCAACTTCGTCGGCGGCGTGGAGGCGTCGAGCACTCGCTTCGCGCGCGCTGCGTAATGGTCGAACGCGTCCTTGTCGAAATGCACCCACTCGGTGTAAATCTCGTCATTATCTTTGTTCACCGCAAAGTACAGGGCGCGCTCAACCTTTAACAGACCCATGTAAGTTTGCATTTGCGCATAATGTGCGGGCTTGCTCTCCGCAACACCGAGCTTGCGCATCTCGGTGAAGCTTTTGGCGTTGTGCGTCTTGACTTCCAAGATGGCCCACGACTTTGGCCCTTCGGGAAATCCCAGGCCAATGCCATCCACGCTGCCCCCAAAGTGGCCGCTCTTGTCATGCACCCTAATTTGCTCGCCGTTCTCTTCGACGTGCAACTCAACGCCAATGCCACGCAACTCTTCCACGACGACCGCTTCCTCACGCCGCCCGCGGTCAAAGAGGCGCAGCGTGCGGCCGTCAAAACTCGGCGCGGCCGCCCAGCGAAAAACATTCCACAAATACCGCTCGCACGCGTGACCGATGACTGACGCGCCGAGATGCTCGCGCTGCTCCTGCGGCTGCGCGCCACGCCACTCGATGACGGCTTCGGCTGTCGTGTGCTGGCTCGCGGGCACGCCCGCCATTACTTACGCTCCCAGGGCCGCGCGGCCGGCTTCGACGGTGGTGGGGGTTGACTCTCAACCGGCCGCGCGACCTGGGCACTTGAGGTAGTGGCGTAATTCACGATGCGATTTCTGGAGCTGTCGTTGCGGTCAAAATCAACTTGCGCTAACACCGGAATGTCGTGCAACTGCTCGGTGCTCTGCATGGTGTTGACCTTGCACGCGAGGCAAAGCGCCTGCAGTTGACGCCGCGCAATGTCCTCGGCTTTTTTATTCGGGTTGCTGACGTTGAGTCGATCCCACAACCGGCGCCCCGCGTGCGGGCCCGACACGACTTGCAGCGTGAGCTCAATGAACTCGCCGGTGCCCGCTTGCGTAGTTTTCAAATCGCTCGCAACGACCATCACCTCGTACATGCCCTTCTGCAACGGTCCGAAGGCCGGTGCCTCGGTTGCGACGTGATTTACAGCATCGAAATTAAAACTTGGCATACATGCTCCTTAATTGCTGATTGCAGATTCAAATGCGCTCCACTGAAGCGGGATGCTCTCAGGCAACGCGTAGCGATTCTTTGCCATGAACGCGGGGCGCTCGGCGGTGAACAGCAATCGCTCGCCCGTGCTGATGCCGCGGGCGACGGTCTTGTTGAACCCCACCTCGTCTTTTTTGATGACCGTGCGGTAATTGGCAAACATCACGGCGTCAGCCCACTCACGCAGTAGCGCACTCGAGCGCGCCTGCAACTTCGGCTGGTAACGGTCGTAGGGTTCTGTTTCCGGCGAGTCGAAGCGTCTGATTTCGCAATGGGCAATCAGCACCACGATCATGCCGCACTCACTGCGCAACGCGTTCAACCCGTCCAAAATTTGCCGCCAGCGGTCGGCCGCAAGCATGGCACCTTTGCCATACGCTAAATCTTTTGCGTCGAATTTGCTCTCGATCTCACGCCAGATCAGTGTTTCCAACCAATCCAGCGAGTCGATCACAACGGTGCGAAAATCATGGCCGCCGTCAAAGAGCGCGCCAATGGCAGAGAGCACGTCGTCGCTAGATTTTGCAATCGGGAAGTGCTCGACAGACAAGTTTCCAAGGCCGTCCTCGGTCGGAATAAAAATCGGCGCTGGCGCGCCCGCAGCAAAGGACGACTTGCCGATGCCCTCAACGCCATAAACCATTACGCGCGGCGCGGCGAGGGCTTCATTCTTGCGGATGCTCTGCAGATCAAACGCCATGGCTCGGCTCCTCAATGACAATGTAAGTTTTGCTTGGTTTAACGGTGATGGCTGGCGCAATCTGCCGCCAAAGATCAGGGCGGTCAGTGCGGATTGCTTTCAATAACGCCTCGTCGGCTTCCACTTTGGTCTTCACCGGCTTCGCATCAGCCGGCCACGCCGCGCACAACTCAAGCAGCCGGTCGATCTCCGCGCGATAAGTCAACTTACCCGTCGTTTTCACGCGCCAGCCATTGCTCAGCATCGTCGTGCTAGAGCCTTCTTCTTTCGCTGGCATCAGCCTCAAAATGTCGGCCTCGATTTGCAGGCGGCGATTGGTGGCTTCGACTTCTTGTCGCTTCGCAGACAGCCAATCTGCGGCGAGTGTTTCTGCTCTTTTCATTTTGACCTCGTGCGTAGTGTTGTGTGATGGTAACACCAGCGTCCAGAAATTCTCAACACCCTGATGCAAAATTTAAATCACACAGGCCGAATCCACAGCACCGGCGCGACTGCTTTCACGGCAACGCCTTCAAAATCTGAGAGCGAATTTCCGACAAAAGGAACCACGTTAAATCGGTCGGTTTCGTAGCCGCGTAATAACGTCCCGCACACCGGCCCTGTGTTTCCAGAAATTTCAATCACACACAACCGGTCAATCAATGCGATCACTCGGTTGTCGAACGCGCCAGCAAAAATGACCCAACCATCAAAAACGCTCTTCGGCGCTCGGACTTGCGCAGCAATGCCGTTGGTTGGAACATTGTCAGGGGCAGACAGGCGGCGCGGATTTTTTGTGACAATTGGCGCCAAGCGGCTGTGTTGGTCGATCATTGCTTTCAACGCAACTTGCCGCATATTGTCATCAATCGACACGCCGGCTTGTCGCAAAACCTCAGTAACGGGTATGGTCAACACACCGCTGATTTTGTTGGCTTCATGTGCGGTCATCATGCGTCGGCCGCGAAGCATCAAAGATACCGCAGAAGGGTCGAGTTTCATCAACTTCGCAAGGCGGCGCATGGAAAGATGCCGCTCTGCCAAGCGGTCAACGAACCAAGGGGTATTGACTTTGTAGGTTTTCACGGTTTATTGATCGAAACGTCATGTTGACAATTCCGCACCATTGGAGCACCTTCTGCCGCGTCTTGCAACCCTCGAGAGAAAAAATGTCAAAACAACTTAGCCCAGCGCGCGAAATCGTCGAGAAATTCGGTGGTGTCCGCGCTTTAGCGCGTGCCTTAAAAATTAGCCCTTCCGCGATTTCACGCTGGATGATGCCGGCGAAAAAACGCGGCACCGACGGGCACGTCCCGCAGCGGCATTGGCCGGCCTTACTAAAACTTGCGGAAAAACAGAAGGTTACACTGACGCTTCATGACCTCGCCAAATTGAAGTAAGCGGGGGCTCGGATGGTTAGCAATTCCGAGTTTCTTGAGGCCGTGTATGGCCCGCTCGTGGAGGGCGGCCACGGTTGGATTGCGTGTTTCGCAGGCGACCCTAACGCCGTCGGGCCAGACGCGTGGGCAGGGCAGCTATATGTTGCTACGCAAAACGCGCGGCTGATGATCGACCGCCGCGTCGAGCAAAACACCTACTACTCCGTTGCACGGCTGAAACTGAACGGCGAGCGGCCGCGGCGCAGCAAGCACAACTTTGCCGCGCTCGCGGCGTTAGTTGCGGACGACGCTGACCCAACTGAGCTTAACGGTACGCCGAGTTTTGTAATTGAAACGAGCCCCGGCAATCATCAGATTGGGGTGCTCCTCGACCCCGACGACGCCAACGCGTGTGACGCAGGGCTCGTCGATGCGGTGATGCAAACGATGGCCGACGCTCGGCTTGTGCGCGTGGACAGCAGCGGCAACAACTCAGTGCGGTACTGCCGACTGCCAGCGGGCGTGAACGGGAAAGGCGGGCATAACTACCCCGTCACTTTGCGCGAGTGGCGGCCGGCGCATCGGCTTTCTCTGGCGGACGCGCTCGGCGTATTTGGGATTGACCTGGACGCAGTACGCACGCGGGTCTCGCGCGTCACGCAGAGCGTCAAAGACGTGCCGGCTGACGCAGAGAATGCTGAGTTGTTGCGCCGCATTTTGACCGGCGAGTCATACCACGACCCGCTCGTGAAACTTTCCGCCAAGCTTGTCGCGGCCGGTGCCGCGGGCGGGGCTGTCG